GGCCAAGGGCGCGGCAGGCGCGAGAGCGCTCGCCGCAGGAAAGTGAGGAGGGATAGGCCATGCGAGAGCGCGAGGCGTTCCGCGATCAGCTGCAATCTTTGCGCGAGCAGTTTGCCGGGCAGGAGGTGCTGACGCTTGATCAGAGCAGTAAGCTCCTCGGTCTTGACCGCGCGGCGCTGCTCGGCGACAAGGATTTTCCGGCCAAGAAGGTCGGCAAGAAGTACATCATTCCCATCGTGCCGCTTGCGCGGTGGATGGCTACCTGGTGATTTGACATTACCACAAAGGAGGATGAAAGACAATGGCACCGCAATACCCGAATCTTTACCAAAGGGGTAGAAAAACGACACTTTTGACGCAGGAAGAGGCGGCGGAGCGGCTCGGCATCTCGCCCGAAACGCTCAAGCGCTACGAGGGCGGACGGCTCACACCGCCGGACGAGACCGTGGCGCGGATGTGCGAGGTCTACGGCGTGAGCTGGCTGGCGCTGGAGCACGCGAAGGCGACCGACCGGCTCGGCATCCTGCCGGAGCTGGAGCCAAAGCCCCTGCCGATGGCGACCATCTCGCTGACGAACCGCCTGCGCGACGCAGCGGACCGGCTGGCCGGACTGCTTCGCATCGCCGAGGACGGCGTGATCGACGACGCGGAGCGCCCGGAGTTCGACGACATCGTGCAGGACCTGCGCGAGACCATCGCCGCGGCCTATCAGGTGATCTACGCGGACGCAAAAAAAGAACGCCCCGAGGCTGGCACCTCGAAGCGTTCCCGTCCCCAGAGCAGGAGCTCTGAAAACCATTGCAAGCACAGTATATCGCAGAAACAGACGAATGTCAACACCTTCCGAGGGGAGGCGCGCGCATGACGGGACTGGACATCTTCCTGATCCTCGTCGGCATCACGTCTCTCACGGAGCGGCTAATGAAGATCATCGTCTATTTGGATGGAGGAAAGTATGAGCGAGGGCGTAATAAAGTCCGGCCATCGTGAGCCGTTTACCGTCCTGTATAAGTCGGCGATCCGAGACACGCGCCTGAGCTTTGAAATGCTCGGATTCCTGACCTATATGCTGGACAAGCCTCCCGATTGGGAGTTCACCATTTCCGGCATGGCGAAGGAGCGCGGCGTCGGCAAGGACACGGTGCGCCGCCTTGTGGGGCGGCTTGAGGAGGTCGGTTATCTGATGCGCGAGCAATCGCATGACGGCAGCGGGCGCTTTTCCGCGAACACCTACGTTTTGCAGGAAAAGCCACCGTTGTCGGAAAACACCGACAACGGTGAAAGCCGTCGTCGGGAAACACCGTCAACGGAGTTTTCGACCCAAAGTAAGAACGTAGAGACTAAAGATTATATTATACCCCCCTATAGTCCCCCCAAGGGGGACGGCGAGGAGCCGAGAAAACGGCGCAGCAAAACGACGCCGGCATGGAAGCCGGAGCGCTTCGAGGGCTTCTGGGCCTATTATCCCCGCGGGGAGAACCGCATGGGCGCGGTGCGCGCCTGGGACAAGCTCAAGCCGGACGACGCGCTGATCGAGACCATCGGCCGGGCGCTGCAGGTCCTGAAGGCCACGCCCGCGTGGCGGGACGGCGTCGGCATCCCCTACGCCGCGACCTTCCTCAACGGCCGGCGCTGGGAGGATGCCAAGGCCAAGCGCCCGGCGCAGAGCGCCAAGGAGCAGACGGTGCGCCGCATCGAGCAGCCGCCGGATAGTCAGGACGGAGGGTGGACATGGGCCGAGTAGACGCGCAGCCGAGCGCCGGTTTGGAAGCCGAGCGCGCCGTGCTCGGCGCGATGCTGATCGACGAGAGCATCGTCAGTCAGGTGCTCGCCGAGGTGGACGAGCGCGACTTCACCAGCACAGCCAACCGGCTGATCTTCCAGGCGGCGCGCGAGGTGTTCCGCGAGGGCGGGCACGCCGACGCCATCACGATCAACGCGAAGCTCGGCTATGCCTCCGGCTCGCCGCAGCAGCAACAGCTCATCGACCTGATGGAGGTCACGCCCACGAGCGCGAGCTGGCGCGAATATGCGCAGCTTATGCGCGAGCAGGCGGCGCTGGGCCGCATCCGCGCCCTCTCGGCGCAGATCAACGGCGCGGCTACGCTCGACGACGTCCGTCCGCTGCTCTCGGAGCTGCAAGCGCAGATGACCTTGCGGCGCGGCGTGAAGGTCGTGCCGATGCTGGAGCTTTTGCAGGATTTCTCCGCCCGCCACGCGAGCGGCGCAGCCGCGGACTATGTGGGCTTCGGGCTGGACGTGCTTGACCACAACAGCTTCATCCGGCGCGGCGACGTGGTGGTGCTGGGCGGCTACCCGAGCGACGGAAAGACGGCCCTTGCCCTGATGATGGCCTATCACATGGCCAAGACGCTCAAGGTCGGCTTTTTCAGTCTCGAAACGTCTGCCGGCAAGATCGGCGACCGCATCGTGACGCAGGGCATGCAGATCGACTTCGACGCGATCAAGCGCAGCCGCCTGACCGACCGCGACTGGGGCACCTTCGCGGTCTGCTCGGAGGACGCAGTCAAGCGCCGGCTTGATGTGATCCAGGCGAGCGGTATGACCGCCGGCGACATCATGGCGGAGTCCATCACCTACGGCTACGACGTGATCTTTGTGGACTACGTCCAGCTGATCGTCCCCGAGGGCAACCCGCGCGACCTGCGCAGCGAGCAGATGGCGACCGTCTCCCGCGCGCTGCACACCTTCGCCCAGAGCCGCGGCGTGCTGGTGGTGGAGCTGGCGCAGCTTAGCCGCCCCGAGCGCGGGGCATGGCGCGCGCCGGATATGCACGACCTCAAGGAGACCGGCCAGTTTGAGCAGGACGCGGATCTGATCGTGATGATCTACCGGCCCGACCCGAAGCAGAACTACTCGCAGGAGAAGTGCCGCGTCATTCAGATCGCCAAAAGCAAGGAGGGGCGGCGCGGCAAGGGCGTGTTCGCCTTTGACGGCAGACACCAGACCTTCGCGCCCTACACCCGCGACGACGAGAAGGGCCGGAAGGAAAAGACGGACGGCGAAGCGCCCGGTCAGATGGCGCTTGAGGAAGTGCCAGAGGACGAGAACGCGCCGTTCTGAAAATCGAGAGAAAGAGAGAGAAACGACATGCCAAGAATCGGAGATACCCACGCCATTTTGGCGGACATCGGCGCGGCCATCGGCCCCGGACATCGGGAGCTCCCGCGGCTGCTGCCGGGCCGCATTGTGTACATCAACCGCGCGCACCGCTGGTTCCTCGTCGAGGCTTCGCTCGGCGACGGCGTCACGGTCCGCGAGGGCTTCAAATTTTGACAGACAGAAACAGGAGGAAAGCATGAAAACCATTGCGATCATGAACAACAAGGGCGGCGTCGGCAAGACGGTGACCGCCATCAACCTCGCAGAGATCCTCGTGCATGACTACGGAAAGCGCGTGCTGCTGATCGACTGCGACGGACAATGCAATCTGACGAACTTTTACAAGCCGGGCTACGACCCCGACTCGGACAGCAACGTTGCAACGCTTTTGCTTGGCATGGCGGAGCCGCTCTGGAGCGATTCTGCCATCACGCTCTCGCCGTCGATGCTGCTTGTTCCCGCATCCTCGGAGCTCTATGACATCGACTGCAACGCGCTGCACGAGGGTATGCGGCGCACGCGTGTTCTGTATGATTTCGTCCGCGCGGCGGAGGATGACAACGGCGCGGACTACTGCATCCTCGATTGTCCCCCTGGGTACACCGTGGCGAGCGTCAACGCGCTGTTTGCCTGTGACGAGGTGATTGTCCCCGCGAAGATCGACGGTTTTGTCTTTGACGGTCTCGAGAGCGTGCGCGCTCAGATCCGCAGCCTGCGTCGTGCGCGTCCCGACGTGCGGATTGCCGGTGTGCTCGTCACAATGCGGAACAGCAGCGAGGTCGTGCGCGAGGGCGAGACCTTGCTGCGCCAACGCGGGATCCCGGTCTTTGAGCAGGTCATTCGGCGCACGGATAAGGTCGTGGAGACCACGTTTGAGAAAAAACCGTTGATCGACTACTGCCCGCGGAGCGTGGCGACGCAGGACTACCGCCGCTGGGTGGCGGAATATCTCGGAGAGGAGCTTGGTCATGGCGAAGTTTGACATCACGAAATTTGCCGAGGCTCTGCCCGACCGCGCGGATTTGCCCGATTCGGGCATGACGCGCGAGATCCCGCTCGGCGACATCCTCGACAATCCGCACAATTTCTACCCGCGCCCGGACAACAACGCGCTCGGCGCGCTGATGGAGTCCATCCAGGCCAACGGCCTGCTCGAGCCGCCGACCGTCGTGCCGGACGCGGACGGCAAGTACCGCCTGATCTCCGGCCACAGCCGCATGGCGGCGCTGCGGCTGCTCGCGGCGAATCAAGACGAGGCCGTCGCAAAACAGTTCTCCACCGTGCTCTGCCGGGTGCTGCCCGCGATGACGGAAGAACAGGAGGTCTGCGCGGTGATCGAGGCGAACCGCCAGCGCGTGAAGTCCAACGCGCTGCTCGCGCAGGAGGCGGAAAAGCTCAAGGAGAGCTACATCCGGCGCAAAAAGGCCGGCGAGGCGTTCCCGGTCGGGCTGCGCGACTGGATCGCCAAGGAGATGCAGATCAACGCGACGAAGGTCGGCAATTTGCAGGTCATCAAAAAGGGCCTCAAGGTGCCGGGCATCATCGCCCGGTGGGAGAAGGGCGAGCTGCCCGAGGCCGCCGCGCTTGAGATCGCCCGCATGGACGACGAGACGCAGTACAGGCTGCTGGATTGGGTCATTGACCACTGTCGCACATGGTCGATCAACAACGTGCGCGAGTTTTCGACCTGCTGGACCTGCTGCAAGCATAAGTGCCCGGATACCGGCGGCTTCTGCCCGAACGCCGCGCGGATGTACGCTGACCGTTATCGCTACGGCGAGTGGCGCTGTGCCGGCTGCTGCCGCGAATGTCTTAACCGCGACACCTGCTCTACCGCCTGCCGCTTCGTGGTCGCCGAGCGGCCGCCGAAGGAGCCGGAGCCTGCCGTGCCCCGAAATCCGGCAGCAGACGACCCACGGCTCAAGAATATGACCCCGAAATTCTGCGAGCGCGTCAAGGCACTGCGCGAAGCGACCGGCTTGACGCGCAGGGAGTTTGCCGAGAGCATCGGCGAGTACCCCGGCACCTACAGCGCGTGGGAAAACAACAGCCTTGCCGGTGCGGGCTCGCTGCCCAAGCTGGCGCTGACGCTCGGCACGACGATGGACTACCTCTGCGGTCTGACGGACGATCCTGCGCCGAAGCCTCCCACCTTGTTCAGCGTGGACCTTTGCTCGCCGGTCTGGCAGCCGCTCGACGCGGCGCACTGGCCGGAGGAGGGCGCGCTGGTCGTGCTCAGCTATGAGACCGGCCTCGGCGGCAGCAGCTACCTTGTGGCCCGCTGCGCCGGCGGCGCGGATGATGAGTACCCGTTTATCTCGACAGACGCGGGGACCACGGTCGACGACATCGTCGAGTGCCGCTGCGACCGCTGGATGCCGCTTGCCGAGTGCAGGCGCGGAGGGGAGGGCGCATGAAAAACGCTTACGCAAAGGAGCAGGCGGAGCTGCGGCGGCAGCTGCTCAACTACGGGGCGCTGGTCGGACAGCAGTTCAACGTGGACATGATGTGCCTTGCCCTCAATGAGGAGGGCTTTGGTCACGACCGGATCATGCGCATCATCCACCGCGCGGAGAAGCACGGCGAGTATTTTCACGAGTGCCTCGCCTACGGCGTGGAAAGCGACGCGCGGTTCGAGCAGCTTGACCAGCGGCTCCGGTACATCTGCCGCGACCACCCGGAGGACTTCGTGCCGCGTGAGGAGCGCTACCCCAACGTCAAGGTGCCCGGCATGGGCAAAAAATTCAAAGCGGAACCGATAGGAGGATGAACATGAAAAACGAAGAGATCGTCAGGGCGCTGCGGTGCATTTCCACCGCAGGCGGAGAGAATGCCTGCGAGCATTGCTCGTACTGGAAGGAAGAGGAAGTCCCGGAAGAAGAACGGCCCATATACGGAGCCGACACGATGCATTCATGCGATGTCGACCGCGTTGGACTGGACGGCGCGGATTTGATCGAGCGCCTGACCGACCGCTGCGCTCGCTACGCCGAGGAGATCGCCGTGGCGCAGGAGCGGCAGAGATGGATCCCGGTGGAGGAGCGGCTGCCGGAAGATCGTAGCGATGTCCTCGTTGTCGCGTATTGGCACGAAAGATGGGGCGTCTATATGGGCTGGTGCGCTCCCAAAAGGTCGGAATGGAGTGTCCATATCGGCATTGGGGATAGAAACGATGTCGCAGTCACCTATTGGATGCCGCTGCCCGAAGGGCCGGAGGAGGAAAGGTAAATGAAAAGACTAACAACTAATTACCCAGACAACAACCTTGATGCCGCCCTGAATTTGTTTTACATCAAAGACTTTGAGACGTGGGTGCGTGGCGGAGGCGATGGCCCGGATTACCCGGACATCCGGCTCTACGATTTTATCCGCAAAGCCGCAAAGATTTTGCTGCCGGACTTGGACTTCCCAATGGATGATGATGGCGTAGACTATGCGATGGGTGAGCTTTTGTTGGACGGTCCTGATGAGCCGACAGGCTTGCTTGCCCTGCTTTATACCGCAGCATGGTCATACGCAGAACTGCGTGGCAGGCTCATGCAATACGAGGACACGGGCAAGACACCGGTGGAAGTGTCCACACTGGTTAAAGATTGGAACGACCTTTGCACTATCGTCAGAGAGTGCGGTGGCATTAGCCGAGTAAGGGTACTGGCCGAGGCCGACAAGGACGGTCGGCTGGTGGTGTCGCCGGAACCTCCGAAGGTGGAGAAATGATGGGGAATGTTAATTGCCTGCGTTGCCGCTTTAGGCATGAGGACAACGGGAACTGTACTGCGGTCGGCGGGTTTTGCACGGCTGTCACGGCGGCGCACTGCCCGCTGCTGCGGGAATATTTGGACACGGGGCTTGAACCGGAGGAAATTAACGATTTGGCGAGTGTGCGGGAAATATCGCCGGAAACAGAATACGCCATCAACAAGCACGCCGACAATATCATTGAGCGGCTTGACAAGCTGCTCCACCAGACGGACGACGATGCTCGCCTGCGCGAGTTGGCCGAGGCCGACAAGGAAGGCAGGCTCTTCCTCCTGCCGCTGGAGCCTGGGCGGTCGATGCTCTGCCAGGAGCATTTTGAACGACCGTGGGTTATGAAGAACGTGGCGCCCTGCGTCCAGTACCAGAGCAGCGTCGGTATCGTCTTTTACATGGGATACGACGTGTTCCGCGGCCTCGTGGTGCACGGAAAGATCACTCCCCTCTCGCCGGAGGGAGAAAAATCATTGGAGGCGATGGAAGATGACTGACATGGAACGCAAGACCTTCTGCGCGGCGCTCAGGCGCTACGGCGCGCAGGCGCAGATCACGATGGTCTTTGAGGAGATGGCCGAGCTGCAGGATGTGCTGTGCAAGTTCCTGCGCGGGCGCGTGGACGGCGACACGCTCGCCAACATCGCCGAAGAGATCGCCGACGTCGGGATCATGCTTGACCAGATGGCAATCGAGTTTGAGGTCGAGGACGCGGTGGCGGAGCAGCGGGCACACAAGGTCCAGCGGCTGCGGGAAAGGATGGAGAATGATGCCTGATTGTAAAGCGTGCGGGTCGTGGTTTGCGGCAGTAAATAAACGTGAGTCCCTATGCCCGATCTGCGAAAGGGCATTGGCACGGTTGGCTGGCTATGCTGCGCCGGTGGTGCATGGGTGCTTCGAGCCGTGTTTTGACGAGAACGGTAATTGGCGGCAGGGCTTTGCGAAATGCTCGAATTGCGGCAAGGAATACTACGCACAGGTAATCAACCATTTTGGTTACTGCCCCAACTGCGGGGCGAAAATGGACGGAGGTGCGGACAATGGCTGAATACATTAAGCGGGAGGCGTTGCTGGACAGCATTTGCTATGAAACGTGCGGGATAGCGTTTTGCGGCGCTACGAACTGTGCTTTTATGGCAAAGGTTTGCTCTGCGCCCGTTGCCGATGTTGCCCCGGTGGTGCATGCGCGGTGGATACATAGCCGATACGAGGACTGTTCTGAACAGTTTGAGCTTGTGAAGTGCTCCCAATGCAATCATGAGGCGTATGCGATGGCCTTCTATGTTCGCGGCGGCAATTACTGCCCCAACTGCGGGGCGAAAATGGACGGAGGTGCGGACAATGGCTGAATACATCAAGCGAAAAGCTGTGATTGATCTAATCACACGTCGGTACGAAAATCCAGAAATCTGCACGCAGGAGATCAACAGTATTCCCGCCGCTGACGTTGCCCCAGTGGTGCATACAAGGTGGGCGCATCTTGGCGGGGACGAGTGGTGCTGCTCTGCGTGTGGCTTTGTCATCACCACTGAGGGCAGTTGGGATAAGCCTACCAAAAAATACTGCGAGGATTGCGGCGCGAAGATGGACGGAGGTGCTGACAATGCCTGAATTTAGACGCTTGACCTACAAGACGCCGGACGGGGCGTGGGGCATCGAGGGCGTGAGCTTGCTCACCTGCCCGGCGCGGCTCTACGGCACGGCCGCGAAGCTGTGCGACATGGAGAGCCTGTGCGAGGACGTGTACCGCGCCAAGGACGCCGAGCTGACGCTCGACGCGCTGCAGGAGCTGGTGGACAAGGGGCTCGGCGGGCGCTTCATCGACCTGCGCAGGGTGCTGGAAGGGGTGGATCTATGACGGGGAGCAAGGTGTTGATCGTCAAGTTGCCGGAACTGCACGTCGACGTCAAGGCGCTCGAGGCGTTCCGCGCCTATGTGTGCGACGCGCTCGGCGCGGGCACGCTGGTGCTGCCGGGCGGCACGACCTACGCGGTCGAGGAATTTCCCCCGCTCGGCGCGGTAGAGGTTGTCGCGGGGAACGCCGTGCCTGTCGTGATCGGCGGGTCGAGGCCGACGCCTGCGGGCAGCGGGCTGGTCGTTGGCGGACGCGTCGTCCGCTCCGTGCCCGATTCGGGCACGGAAAAGGGCCCTCCCAAGAAGGAGCTGCCTGACATCCCCGCGGCGAAGGGCGTGAGCCGACCGGAGCCGAAGCCAGTCGAGCCGCCGGAAAGACCGCCCGAGGAGAAGGCCGACGTGCCGAAGCCTACGGAGATCAAGCTGCCGTTGGCGGTCGGTCAGGCAACGCCGCGGTTTGCCGGGAAGGCGTCGAGCGAGAAAGCGGACATCTTTGCCCGGTTGAACCGATACTGGTCGGAAAAGGGGCCGGGCTCGATGATCAAGCTCTCCGAGGCCTGCGGGCTGGACGCCTCGAAGCTCTACCTGATGCAGCGCAACGACGGGAAGTTTGACATTGAGCACTGGCGCGCGGTCAACGCAGGTCTGGACAAGCTCGGATACGGAGGAATGAAATGACAAGAAAACGGATGATCAAGCTACTGATGGGATTGGGTGCATCTCGTAATGATGCGGTGTGGGTAGCGCACCTGTGTAATGGTGAGTTTTCGCACAAAGACGTCTTATTGTCCATACTCTCAGAATATATCCGGAGCCGCCTCGATCAACGGGAAAGGCGCATCATTGAGGACGACATGACCGGCGCGGTCGCCGGGATGGTCGGGAGTGTGTATGGCTAAGCGGTTCTACTGCGTGCGGCAGCGCGCGGGGAATCTGGTCAAGGAGTACCGCGGGACGATGCCGCCGCGCTATGCGCCCTCCGACACCGACGAGGATCGCCGCGCCAAGGCTGACCTCAAGGCGCAGCGGCGCACAGTGCTCAACCGCGACTCGACCGACCGGCTCGAGCTGATGATCGCGCTCATGGGCAAGTACGCCACGCACTACATTCTGGAGTTCGACGACGAGCATCTGCCGGAGCGCTTTGCCGACGTGCGCAAGGCGCTGCGGGCCTTCCTGCGGCGCGTGGAGCGCTTCCGAGGCAAGGGCGGGCTTGACTACATCCCGGCCATTGAGGGGCTGCACGGGGCGCACAGGTATCACATCCACCTCGTCGCGGACTACCGGCAGCTCTCGCCGGCGGAGGTGCGGTTCCTGTGGCAGTGCGGCGAGGTGACGGACTGGCCAGTATTTAAGCGGCACGGCAAGGCGCTCGGCTACCGCTACCTCGCGCGCTATCTCACCAAGGAGCGCAGCGACGGAATCATCATCCCGGTGGGGCGGCATCCGTGGAGCTGCTCGCGCAGTCTGCGCGCAAAGCTGCCGCCGCCGGAGGTGTGGCTCGACGAGAGCGATGCGATCACGATACCGTTCGACGCGATGCTCCCACGGGTGCGGACCGGCGGCAGTCAATTTGGCAGCTACCGGGTGGCGAGCTGGATCGAGGCGTAAGGAATCGCATGCGCGCGTGCGCGCGACATTACTTGTAACCTATTGGCTTTTTAGTGACAAAATGAAAGGATGGCGATGAACGACTTGAAAACGATCGCGAAAGGTGCTAAACTTAGCATCAAGGACGGACACATCGTGTGTCCCGTCTGCCGGATGAAAACCAGGCAGATCATCCGGCCGGAGACCGAGGCGAAAAACCTGCAGGTGTTCTGCGCGCAGTGTAAGTCGCAGATGCTCGTGAATATCAAAACTGGCCAGTGCTCTTTTGTTAGCCCGTGCTGATCGAGTCCAGACGTTGGACGTGATCGGTGCGGGTGTTTTCTTTTGCCCATGTTTGATTATTCACGAAAGAACAAGCGCTGGCAGCGGCTGCGCGTGCTGGCGCTCCGGCGGGACGGATATCGGTGCCGGGAAGCGGCCCGGTACGGTCGGCGCGAGGCGGCGCAGGTGGTGCATCACATCTGGCCTGCCGAGGACTACCCGGAGTATGCGTACTGTCTCTGGAACCTCGTGAGCCTGTCGAGCGCGGCGCACGATGCGATGCACGATCGCGCGACCAGAAAGCTCACGGCGCTCGGTGAGCGCTGGCGAAATAGAGTCCCCCCACCTCCTGGCGGGTGACGGTGGAGTCTCTGCAGCTGGGCGCAGGACTCCGCGCACACGCGGCGGAAAATTTTCCCGGAGAAAAATGGCTGGAAAAACGCCGGGGGCGCGCCCAAAAAGCTGCTCGGTAGAGACTGCCGGAGCGGCGCGTGATAAGAGCCTGCGCGTATGCGCCCGATAGTTTGTTTCACGCGGGCCGCGGATGCGAACCGCGCACGGACCGCGCGGATGCGTTGACGCCAGACTTCCCCATGATTTGTCCCAGATGCTCCGGTGCAGCCCCCGGCTCTTGAGCCGGATAGTCTTCACGCTTCTGTC